CAGTTCCATCTGAAAATCTATATCCTCCTGCTCCACCACCGCCACCAGCATCAACACCTCCAGCACCAGCAGCTCCTCCAGCTATAACTAAATAGTCAACTGTTGGTGATCCTGCAGGACTACCTGCACATGTAACTGTGAAAAGTCCAGGACCTGTAAAGGTATGAATTTTATAATCACCACATATTGTTTCTGTTCCACCTGTAGCAGCTACATATTTAATTGAATGTATAGTTTCATTACTATTAACTGATTTCCAACCTTGTGTACCATCAACATAAACTAAAGTTACAGCTGCACCATTTGTAGATAAAATTAAATCAAAAGTTTGACCATCTATAGGTTGTCCATTTCTTCCTATAGTTAAATTATTTGTTGCAAAGGTTTGAGCATAATCTCTTACAGCCACTATATCTCCTGCTGATGGAGATGTAGGTAGTGTAATTGTAAAAGCTGCAGAAGTTGTATTTGCAAAATATCCTGTGCCTGAAACTGCATTTGCTGGATCGGCTGTAATAGCAGTTGTATTCCAATCAACAGTTCCAGTTCTACCAAAACCTGTTTGCGTTGCTCCACAAGCTAATTGAATAGTATCACCTGATTGACCAATCGTTAATGTTGATCCGCATTGTGATGATATTTGATTGACTTCTACTTTACTCATTAAATTATTACCAATGTCCCTGTTACTGTTACAGTTTGAGTAAAGGTAACTGGACCTGCAAGAACTGCAGATTCAATAACCATATTTTTGTTATCAATAATTTGAGCATGAGTATAAATACTTTCTGCTCCTGGTTTATTACCAAAATAAATTATACTATATAAACTATCCATTTGTTCTCCTTATGCACTAATTGAATCTACAACACTAACCCAAACATCAGCAGATGTAGCAGTATCAGATTGTACTTTTAATACATCTGTATTCTGCATTACAAATTTAGCACCACCAGAAACAAGTTCGACTGCACTTGAAGGTGGGATGCTTAAATCTTTTGCAATATATCTATCTGTAACTCCTGATTCAGAAATCCAGACTGATATAGTTATCGCTGAAGTTAATATGTTAGCAATTCGGACTCCAATTACTGCATCATTAGAATTTGCTGTAAATATCGTACTAGCAGAGTTAGTTGCTTGTGCCGAATATCTAGTAAAATCTTGTGCCATATTTTCTCCTTATAAAGCTATTGCCATAGCAACAGCAAATCCTGCTGAAGCCTTATTATCTATTTGAGTTTGTATTGAACTTGTAACTCCATTTACATAACTCAATTCTGTATTACTTACATCACCATTTCCAATTTTACTAGCATTAATTGAGTTGACTGCTAAAGAAATTGTACCTGAAGATGTAATTGGTGAACCAGTTACTGTAAATTCTGAAGAACCTGCATCTGCAACTGCTACTGAAGTTACTGTACCTGTGAAAGATGGTTGTACTTGTGAAAATACTATATTAACACTTCCTATAGTTCCAGAGTTGTCGGTTGTGCAAAGATATATTTTATCTGCATTTGAACTACCTTCTTGAACAATTGCTAGTTGTCCAGCTAGTTCTTCAACTGTATCAAAATTAGGATCTCTACTTGCAGTACCAGAAGCTACAACAATATAGATACCATTTTGTGTTTGGTCAGTTTGATCTTTTACTAAAACTTTATTTCCAGTTGCTAAAGTAACACCATCTAAAGTATCACCATTTTGTAAGTCTGCAGTTAAATCAATATTTGTAGTTGTAGCAGCTCTAGTAATAATTCTAGTTTTTAATCCTGCTACTAAATCATCAACATAAGTTTTTGTAGTTACATCTGAACCTGAAGATGGTGCAGACATTCCAGTAATTGCACCGCCAGTAATATTAACATTGTTAGCAGCTTGAGTTGCAATAGTACCTAAACCTAAATTAGTTCTTGCAGTAGATGCAGAAGTTAAATCAGATAAGTTACTTGCTTTAACAAGTTTAGCATCTAATTGACTTTGTATTCCAGATGTTACTCCATCTAAATATCCAAATTCAGTATTAGAAACTAATCCATTATGAATTTTAGTTGCATCAATAGCTGCACTAGCATTTATATCTGCATTGACAATAGCACCATCAGCTATCTTAGCAGAAGTTACACTTGAGTTTGCAAGTTTAGCTTCTGTAACATTTCCATCTGCAATATTAGAAGTTTGTACTGCATCAGTTGCTAGTTTAGCATTAGTAACATTCGCATCAGCTATTTTAGCTGTAGTTACATTTGCATCAGTTATTTTTGCAGTTGTAACAGAATTACTTGCAAGTTTTGCAGCAGTAACATTTGCGTCTAAAATTTTAGCAGTCGTAACATTTGAATCTGCGATCTTGGCAGTTGTTACATTAGAGTCTGCAATCTTAGCTGTAGTAATATTTGAATCTGCAATTTTTGCAGTTGTAACATTTGCATCAGCAATCTTTGCAGTTGTAACTGCACTATTTGCTAATTTAACAGTTGTAACAGATCCATCTGCTAATGTAGCAGTTGCGATTACACCTGTTGGTATAGAATTATTTGTTTTTGATAATGAACCAATATAAATATTATCAATAGCTTCATTTGATAATGAACCACTATCCCAAGTAACATTTACTGTAGTGTCTGTTGAAAAAGTTGATGAACTAATTGTTCCATAAATAGTTCCTGGAGTTGTAGCAATTAATTTTATTCTTCTGCCTTCATGGTAAATTGCAGAAACATCTACACCAGCAATTGTAAAAGAAGTAGCACTTGCATAAGTTGCAGTATAAGCACCATCTCCATCACCATATTCAACCCATTGAGAATCATTAAACCATTCTCTAGTATTTTTCATCAATGCTCTAATTGCATTGTTTAGATTAGAAGGTAACATCCCTTCTGCAACTGAAATACCATTTAAGTCTAAGTTGTTTGCTTGTGTTGTTGAATAATCTTTAATACCTGCCATTTAATCTCCCATGAACCAAGAAAATGCTTTATTATTTTCCTGATTTTTTTCGTTTATTAATGCGTTGATCGCTTCCTCAATTTGTCTTTGGAAAAACTCTTGAGTTTCAAAACTGTATCTAACATTATCTATATCAGTTTTATCTGTCATCGCAACCCTGCTCTTGATGCAACAAGATCAATACCTTGAGCATCTTTCCAAGCTCCACCACTTGGTATTTTAACATTTACTTTAACATATCGACCAGATTGTCTTACAGGATTGATACCTGTTGAGTTCATACTTACTGAGCTAGATTCTGTTACAGCATCTGCTAATCTATCTCTAGTTTTTATGGTAACTGTAGCCGTAGCATCTACAATTGGTCTGACACCTATTATATTCGATCTTAGTCCTGGAAACAACTCTAATTCTCTAGTTTCTACTTCTCCAACATTTCCAGTACCTGAAAAAATAGCAGCTTTATAGTCGCTATCTATAGCACCTAATAATAACTGACCTCCATTCCAAAAGTCTGTATCTAAAGCAATATTAATATTATCTAAGTTCTGAGATATAATATCCATTAACTCTACAGTATATGCACCAACGAATTGTGAGAATATGGTACTAGCATTAGCATTTGCAGTTGACCATTTTTGAGTAGCATAATTATAAATTAAAACTTTATCACAAATACCAGTTGTATTATTTGTATTAGAAGCTGAAGGATATAACCATAAAGCTAATTGATTAAACGGATCGACAGCAGCACAAATTCTATCACTAAATGCTTTGTTTAAATCTGTATCAAAATATCTATTAACTTTTTCTGCACCGATTGGAATAACTTGGTCACCATTGATTTCAAAAAATCCATCGTCTGCATATAAGAATACTCTACGATTATCTTGGCAAACTGTTCTACCTAATACAGCTCCTCTATTAGGAGATATAACTGATAATCTAAATACTGTTGCACCACCAACATAGTCCATACGAATAATTTGATTTTGTCTAAATACATAACCAATCTCTCCAGATGTTATGTGAACAATTTGTCCTCCAGAACCTGGTAAATTTTGTGAATCAGATTGTTTAGTTCCTGCAGTCCATTCTGTAATATCATTAATACCTGACCATTGAATAGTATTAGAACCAGTTGATAAATTTCCTGTTACTAAGAAATCTCTAATTACACCTGATACTCTAAAATTTGGAACTCCAGTTGCAATACTGTCGAAATCTGCAAAGTTGGTTGATGTACCCATTAAATAATATTGTGGTTTATCAACTCCATTACTTGCTATTATATAGTTACCAAATTGTGTGAAAGTCCAAAAATTTGTATTGCCACCTGTTAAAGATGATTTTCTTGATGTAAATGTTCCACCATCTAATTGATATAAGTCTGTATTAGTTGCAACAAAATTAAATACAGTATTAGAGTTATCTCTAAATGAACCTGCACCTCTACTATCAGCACTAATATTGTTTGTTGAATAATTAACTAATGAAGGAAATCGTTTATAAGATTGTCTTGCAAAATATACATTGTTAGCAACATTCGCACCTGGATTTAGATGCTCAGGTTGATCTGGTAGCCATTCTCCAAAAGGTATTTGCATTTTACTCCTTAACTATTGTTATAAGTAACTTT